ACGTCACCATGCGTGGGGTCGAGGTCAGTATCTTGGGCGACATAGACGAGCTGCCTGAGCCCATCAAGGACGGGAGCTATGCTTGCCTAGGTGACCTGCCGGGGTGGGCGCAGGAGCGCATCGCTGTACTGATGCTGACAGACCCTAAGAACGTAGACATAGTTAGAGGTATCGGTCTACGAGTTAACGACAACACGTTCTGGTTACACGACTAGGAGAGAGTAATGGCCCTGACCCCCGAGGCAAAGGTGAAGAAGGTTGTCGTGCGGCAACTTAAGGAGCGAGGGGCCTATTACTTTTACCCCGTAACAGGTGGCTACGGCAGGAGCGGAGTGCCCGATATAATCGGTTGCATCGATGGCATGTTCTTTGGTATTGAGTGCAAAGCAGGCAAGAACAAGACAACGCCGCTACAGGACAAGAACATCGAAGAGATTCTAGCGGCTGGGGGGTGCGCTCTAATCGTCAACGAGCAGAACATGCACACCTTCTGGCACGACATTGAGACAGCATTGGCTAAGCGGTGAGAGGCCTAATTATCCGCCGCAGCAAGGGCAGAGGCTCCGTGGTGTAAGCACCCTATTTCCCTCCTCTGTGACCTTGCCGGAGAAGCACGAGACGCTAGTCCCCTCCCCGTGAGGGGCATCAAATTCAGGAGGGCGCTATCAATGCTATCAGCAGAGCAAGAGGGGCGGCTTCAACAGCTACGTCGCTCCGTTGATAAGATGCAGGAGCAAGTAGGCAGGGGGCTCAACCTGTACACGCAGCGGGACTACCGACTTGCAGTGCAGGCCTTGAGTGATTACGTCAACAACTTACGGAGACAAGGACACCGAGTATGAATACCTATGGCAACCTCGCCGAAACCGTTCGCAGGGTAGCTGCCTACCAGCAGGCGAGCATCCAATACTCACCGGGCTACGGCGAGCACTATTTCCGGGTCACCGTGCAGGAAGGCAAGCGCCGTACGAGTGACGTGTTTGAGATTAAGACCGACGCACACCTGAACCGTGCCCTCAACAAGCTACTCAACCGAGCGATTTATCATGAATAGGATCGAGTGGGAGGAGCAGGACGAGGATGAAGATGGCACCATCTCATACAGTCTCATCGTGATTACTGACGACTCAATACTAAAGAACAGAATGCGTAGAATGTTGCGCACCCTAGTAGAGAATGATAAAACTTTATCGTCCGTGCCTATTGGCAAGAAAGATAAAGAAGAGTAAAACAGTAGCGTAAAGCACACGGGAGAACCCGGGGGGAGTTACCTCAGGGTGTTGTGTTTTACGCGGTAAGGGCACGAATTATGCGCCCGCATAATTGAGGAGAACAGCATGACGTTCGCAGACGAGCTGCGCTATTACCTCTCTCGTGACATGTGTCTGCAACATGTGCGGCTAAGTTATACCCGCAACTCCGGCAAGGAGCTTGAGTCTCCCGTCTACTACAAGCGCACCCACGGCTCCCGCTCTGACCATCAGCAATCTTTGTGGAGCGGGCGTGACTATTACCTGCGCATTGGGAGCTGACATGGAGAGCAAACGGGTCACCTACCTCGTCATGAAGAAACATGATCGCCTGACGCTGAAGCAAGGCCGCGCTGTGCTGAAGGCCCTAGCGGAAGTTGATGCCAGAGCCCTGCTCAGCGGGCAGGACAAGCCGAACTTACGCATCGCCATCGAGAAGCTAACCGAGGCAGTGGAGGACGCAGAGTACCGCCACGAGATTCGCTGCGAGCGGGATGCGACCATCGCGAGGCTGAACCATGCTAACTGATTACTTACAGATCGGATCGGGACTCTTCGCCATCACCGTCATGGCTGTCTTTATGTACTTCGACCGGAAGAATTGGCCGTGAGCCCGGCAGAGATCGCCCGCGCCATACAGACGCACCTCGCCATGACAGACCCCGAGGGTGCACCGGAGCGCAGCCAGCTAGACAAAGACCGTCCGGGCTATGACCAGCTCACCCTGGCCGAGCGCAAGTATTACTGGCCGCGCAGTATGCGGATCACACCGATGGACGTTTTAGAGATGAGGGAGTCATGAATCAAACCGCAGGAATGCTCAGGGAAATAATTCGTTTACAGGAAGCTTTCTTAGACGCACTAGAGGACATGCTGGATGAAATCGAGGGGGATGTTGAGGATGAAGAAGCCTATGACGCGGAAGGAGAGGATGCTGAACCCAAAGGAATCGCCTTGCTACAAGGAAGGTAGGGCATCGTTCTTCATGAAAGACGAAGAGCACAACAACCCTTACGGTATTGGCGAGCTTCGCTCCCGCATGGAGTGGCTTGCCGGTTGGTACGACGCCAAGGTCGAAACGCAGGGCTTTGACGACGTTAAATCTAAACTGCGTTCTTAGGAGAACTATCATGGAGCAACGGGTCTTTAACTTAACGCAGCCGACGGTAACCACGGCACCTGCCGAAACTGCATCGAAGCCGAAGCGCAAGGTCAACCGCAAGTCGCCGAAGCGCAAGATGGTGCTGAAGTACATCCGCGAGAACCCGCTGGCTGACGTGCATGAAGTCGCCAGGGTCTGTCAGTGCAGTACGAACTACGTTTATCACATCTCACCACGGTCCAAGCTCAAGCATAAGCTCGGGCACCAACAACTTAAGAAGGCAGCTAAACCTATGAAGAAAACGCCGAAGGCGGAACCGAAACCCGCCAAGACGGACGACTGGGGTGACTTCATGGAGAAGAACAGGGCCGAGCTGGAAGCGCTACCCAGCGTAGAGCCCGCGTTTGGCATCGCCGAAGCCTCTACCATGCAGGTGGGCGGGGATCATTACCGGACGATGCAGGTGCAGCCCTGGGACGCCCTCAAAGCATGGCTCACACCTGCGGAATACCGTGGTTATCAGAAAGGTGTTGTCATCGCGTACCTAGCCCGAGAGCGCAGCAAGGGCGGTGACATGGACATCCGCAAGGCCGCTCATCACCTCATGAAGTTAGCAGAAGACTTGTCTACCTCTGGGGAGTGATGATGGACTTAATAACCGTGGACTTTGAGACGTTCTATAGTCAGGACTTCTCTCTTAGCAAGCTCACCACGGAGGAATACGTCCGCGACCCCCAGTTCGAAGTTATCGGGCTGGGGGTCAAGGTCAACGACGGTGAGACGGAGTGGGCGAGTGGCACACCAGAGCAGATGGAGCGTTACCTTAAGAAGTTTGACTGGGAAAGCTCTGCGGTCCTGGCCCATAACACTATGTTTGACGGCGCTATACTATCTTGGTGTTTTGGTATTCGCCCTAAGCTGTGGCTTGACACTCTGTGCATGGGCCGTGCTCTACACGGTGTGGAAGTGGGTGGAAGCCTCAAAGCACTGGCCGAACGCTATGGCATCGGTGAGAAGGGGACCGAAGTTCTTAACGCCAAAGGAAAGCGGCGAGAGGACTTCACCCCCGACGAGCTAGGGCGTTACGGGGACTACTGCGTCAATGACGTAGACCTCACCTACAAACTCTTCAAGCTCATGGGCAAAGGCTTCCCGAAGACGGAGCTGAAGCTCATTGACCTCACTCTGCGCATGTTCATCGAGCCGACCCTGGACCTCGACCTCGGCCTCTTAGAGCAACATCTTATGGAGGTGAAGCAGCGGAAGGACGAGCTGCTGGCGAGTGTCGGTGTCGATAAGAAAGAGCTGATGAGCAACCCGAAGTTCGCCGAGCTGCTCCGGGCCCTTAGCGTAGAGCCCCCCATGAAGACCAGCCCCACCACGGGTAAGCAGACCTACGCCTTCGCCAAGTCAGATGAAGAGTTCAAGGCGCTGCAGGAACACGAAGATGATCGCGTCCAAGCTCTTGTGACGGCGCGTTTGGGCACAAAAAGTACCTTGGAGGAGACGCGCACTCAGCGGTTCATTGACATCGCTAAGCGGGGCCTGCTGCCTGTCCCGGTGCGGTACTACGCTGCTCATACGGGGCGCTGGGGTGGTGATGACAAGATCAACATGCAGAACCTACCGTCCCGTGGGCCTAATGCTAAGAAGTTGAAGGGCAGCATCATAGCACCGCCGGGGCACCTGTTGATCGACGCCGACTCCTCGCAGATCGAAGCGCGGGTACTAGCGTGGTTGGCCGAGCAGGACGAGCTTGTTACTGCGTTCTTCAACAAAGAGGACGTGTACAAGATCATGGCCTCCAGCATCTACGGTAAAGCTGTTGACGAGATCGACAAGGACGAGCGGTTCGTGGGCAAGACCACGATTCTCGGTGCGGGCTACGGCATGGGTGCGGTGAAGTTCCAAGCTCAGCTCAAAGGCTTTGGCTACGACATGGACCTCGACGAGTGCCGCCGGGTTATTCAGGTATATCGGGAGACTAACTGGCGGATTAGCCAGTTTTGGAAAGAGGCGCAAGGAGCCCTTGAAGGCCTGCAACGGGGCGAATCCTCTGAGCTTGGGGTCAACGGCTTGCTGAAGTTTCGCGGTGAGGAGTCGGCCATTGAGCTACCCTCGGGCCTGCTTATGCGCTACGACGAGCTGGACTTTGAGCAGGGGGACAAGGGTCCTGAGTACAGCTACAAGACCCGACGAGGCCGCACCCGCATCTATGGTGGAAAAGTAACGGAGAACGTCTGCCAGGGTGTTGCAAGGTGTATTATCGGT